TACAACAGGAGTTATCGAACACTGGGAAAACGAAGTTGAAGGTTTAAAAGAAGATCCTGATAGTTTAAATGAATATTATAGGCAGTTTCCAAGAACAGAACAACACGCGTTTAGAGATGAAACAAAAGATAGTTTATTCAACTTAACCAAAATCTACGAGCAAATAGATTACAATGCTGAAATAAATAATATAAGTTCTGTAACTACAGGAAGTTTCCAATGGCAAGATGGAATAAAAGATACTAAAGTTGTTTTTTACCCTAACAAAGATGGTAGATTTAAAATAAGTTGGGTTCCTAATAAGTTAATACAAAATAATATAATATTAAAAAATGGTATTAAATACCCAGGTAACGAGCACGTTGGAGCTTTTGGCTGTGACAGTTACGATATTAGCGGTACTGTTGATGGTAAAGGCTCTAATGGATCTTTACATGGATTAACCAAGTTTTCTATGGAAGACGCACCGCCTAATCATTTTTTTTTAGAATATATATCAAGACCACAAACTGCTGAAATATTTTTTGAAGATGTTCTTATGGCTTTGGTATTTTACGGTATGCCTATATTAGCAGAAAATAACAAGCCAAGATTGTTATATTACTTAAAAAGAAGAGGTTACAGGGGTTATTCTATGAATAGACCTGACAAAATATGGAATAAACTGTCGCCAACAGAAAAAGAAATAGGTGGTATACCAAACACAAGTGAAGATATTAAACAAGCTCACGCAGCCGCAATTGAATCTTATATAGAAACGTATGTAGGATTATTAGAAAGTGGTTATGGTGATATGTATCATCAAAAAACATTAGAAGACTGGGCTAAGTTTAATATTAATAGTAGGACAAAGCACGATGCTTCAATTAGTTCTGGTTTAGCAGTAATGGCTTGCAATAAAAATAGGTACACGCCAGTAGCTAAAACTAGTAAAAAAGTTTTTAATTTAGGTATAAAAAAATACAATAACGAAGGTTATGTTTCAAAAATAAAATAAATGAATATAATTCCAAATGCAAACACTACAAGTTCTTTTCCTAGTCAGGTAGTACCTGATGCAGAAAAAGCTACATATGATTATGGTTTACGTGTTGCTAGAGCTATAGAAGGTGAGTGGTTTAGAAATGATAGAGGTCGTTACGATAGGTTTAACACTAACTATAATAATTTTCACAGACTAAGATTATATGCTAGAGGAGAGCAGTCTATACAAAAGTATAAAGATGAATTGTCTATAAATGGTGACTTAAGCTACTTAAACCTTGATTGGAAACCTGTCCCTGTTATACCTAAATTTGTTGATATAGTAGTCAATGGTATATCTCAAAGAAACTATGAAATAAAAGCATACGCTCAAGACCCTGAGTCTATAATGAAAAGAACTGCATACGCAGAAGCTATTCAAAGAGATATGACTCAAAAGAAACTTATCAATCAAATAAAACAAGTTACAGGTCTCGATGTCTCAAAGTCTAAAGGAGTTGGTTTAGAAATGGAAACTCCAGAAGATATGCAGTTGCATATGCAGATGGACTATAAACAATCTATAGAAGTAGCTGAAGAAGAATTAATAAATCAAATACTAGATACTAATAAATATGATTTAATAAAAAGAAGAATAAATCAAGATTTAACTATATTAGGCATAGGAGCTGTTAAAACAAGGTTTGATGTATCATCTGGCATAACAATAGAATATGTTGATCCTTCTAGTTTAGTTTACTCATATACTGAAGATCCTAACTTTGAAGATATATATTATGTTGGTGAAGTTAAAGGTATAAGCATTCCTGAACTTAAAAAGCAATTTCCTGACTTGAACGCAGAAGATATAAAAGAATTAGAAAAATATCCTGGAGATTCTAATTATACTAGAAATAGAGTAGCTAGATATGATGATCAAACTGTTCAAGTTTTATATTTTGAGTATAAAACATATACTAATCAAGTCTTTAAAATAAAAGAAACTTCTTCTGGGTTAGAAAAAGCTTTAGAAAAGCAAGACACATTTATAGAAGCACCTGAAACAGACTCATTTAAAAAAGCATATAGATCAATAGAAACTTTATATAGAGGAGCTAAAATACTAGGCCATGAAAAAATGTTACAGTGGGAATTAGCAGAGAATATGACTAGACCTAATGCTGATACTACTAAAGTAAATATGAGTTATAGTATAGTAGCTCCTAGGATGTATAAAGGAAGAATAGAGTCTATAGTTTCACGTATTACTGGATTTGCTGATATGATACAATTAACTCACTTAAAGCTGCAACAAGTAATGTCTAGAATAGTTCCTGACGGTGTATTTATGGACGTTGATGGTTTAGCGGAGGTTGATTTAGGTAATGGTACTAATTACAACCCAGCAGAAGCTTTAAATATGTATTTCCAAACAGGTTCTATTGTTGGTAGATCATATACTCAAGATGGTGGTCCTAATCCAGGAAAAGTCCCTATACAAGAACTTGCCACTTCTAATGGTATGGGAAAAATACAATCATTAATACAGACTTATGAGTATTATTTAAAAATGATTAGAGATGTTACTGGATTAAATGAAGCTAGAGATGGAAGTACTCCAGACAAATATGCTTTAGTAGGGTTACAAAAATTAGCCGCTGCTAATTCTAACACGGCTACTAGACACATATTACAAGCCAGTCTATATGTAACGCTAAAAACTTGTGAAAATATTTCTTTAAGAGCGTCAGACGCTTTAATGTTTCCAATGACCAAACAGTCACTAATGTCTAGTATATCTAGGTACAATGTTGGCACATTAGAAGAATTATCAACTGTAAGTATACATGACTTTGGTATATTTTTACAATTAGAGCCAGATGAAGAGCAGAAGCAAATATTAGAACAAAACATTCAAATAGCTTTAAAGGCTGGTCAAATAGATTTAGAAGATGCTATAGATATTAGAGAAGTTAGTAACTTAAAACTAGCTAATCAAATGCTTAAAAAGCGAAGAAAAGCAAAAGCTGCTAGAGATCAACAAGCTCAACAAGCTAACATACAAGCGCAAGCTCAAGCAAATGCTGAATTAGCTGAAAAAACAGCTTTAGCTGAAACACAGAAACAGCAGATTATCAATGAGCAAAAAATACAACTAGAAAAAGCTAAGTCCGAGTTTTCAATTCAAAAAATGGAAATGGAAGCACAAGTAAAGCAAAAGTTAATGGAACAAGAGTTTCAGTACAATATACAATTAGCTAAAGCTCAAGGAGAATCTAAGCAACAACAAGAAAGTTTTAAAGAAGATCGTAAAGATCAAAGAACTAAAATACAAGCAACACAACAATCAGAGTTAATTGATCAAAGAAAAAACGATTTGTTACCAAAAAACTTTGAATCCGCTGGTAACGACTCTATAAGTGGATTTGGTCTAGAGCAGTTTATGCCTAGATAGTTTTATATTAATTATTATATTATATTATGTCAGAAGTTAAAGAAAAAGTAAAAGAAGAAGGATCTTTCAAAATTAAAAAAAAACCTGGAAGACCTAAAAAATTAAATAAGCAAGAAGATATAATCAAATTAGATTTATCTAAAAAAGAAGAAAACGCCGTTGAAGAGCAAACAACAGATGAAGTACTTGTTCGCGACGAACCCGAAGTTAGCAAAGAAGTTTCTAAAGAAAACATCGAAGAAACAATTGAAGAACTTACCGAACAAAGTCAAGAAAAAGAAGAAGTAATTACTATAAATGAAATTACTGAAGAGAAGGAAAAAATTAAAGAAACAGTTTTAGAACAAGCTACTGAGCCTGTTTTACAACAAAAACAACTTCCAGAAAACATAGAAAAATTAGTAAAGTTTATGGAAGAAACAGGTGGTACAGTTGAAGACTATGTTAGGTTAAATGCTGATTATAGTAGCGTTGATGAGAATACTTTAATTAGAGAATATTATAAACAGACTAAACCACATTTAGACGTAGAAGAAGTTAACTTTTTACTAGAAGATAACTTTTCATATGATCAAGAAGTGGACGAAGAGCGAGATATAAAAAAGAAAAAACTCGCCTTCAAAGAAGAAATTGCTAAAGCCCGTAAATTTTTAGAGGACACTAAGAGTAAATATTACGACGAAATCAAGTTATGGACTTTTTCAATAGATACAACGAAGAACAGAAAATGGTTAAAAGCAACCATGACAGATTTAAATTAGATACTAAAAACTTCTTTAACCAAGAATTCAAAGGTTTTGACTTCAGTGTTGGCGAAAAGAAATTTAGATATGGAGTTTCAAATACTGAAAAAGTTGCTGATGCCCAATCTGATCTTACTAATTTTGTTGGGAAGTTCCTTAACGAAAAAGGTGAAGTAAAAGATTATGCTAATTACCATAAGGCAATTTATGCCGCTGAAAATGTTGATACTATAGCTGGTCATTTCTACGAGCAAGGCAAAGCTGACGCTATAAAAGATATGACTGCTAAATCTAAAAATATAAGCAATGAACCTAGGACTACGTCTACAGGTGATGTTTATATTAATGGATTAAAAGTAAAAGCAATAGATGGCATAGATAGTTCAAAGTTAAAATTAAGAATAAATAAAAATAAATAACTTAAAACTAAATAAAAATGGGTTTAACAAGTAACTCCCCTGATTTAACTCCACATCCTAAAAAAGGTGTTGCGTTAAATAGTAATTACTTGAGCTTCACATCAACTGGTGCTAATAGCAATAACTTTGCTCAACAATACTTACCAGAGCTATATGAAGCTGAAGTAGAAAGATACGGAAACCGAACTATTGGCGGTTTCTTGAGAATGGTAGGAGCTGAAATGCCTATGAGTTCTGATCAAATCATTTGGTCTGAGCAAACTAGGCTGCATATTGCATATGAAACTTGTGCAATTGCTGGGGCTTCTCACAAAGATAAAATAGACATTACAGTTCCTTCTGGTAAAGATTGTGCTATTAAAGTAAATCAAACAATAGTAGTACAAGGTGCTGGTGGTGAAATGACTGCTTTAGTAACTACTGTTCCTGCTAATACAGGTTCACAAACTACTATAAGAATAACTTGCTTACCTTATACAAATGCTGATTTTGTAACAGGTGCTAAAGGTTTATTCACGGATACTGAAGCTGTAACTGTATTTGTTTATGGTTCTGAATACGGCAAAGGATTAGATCCTACAATCGAAACATTAACTCCTGATTTTCAAAAATACGAAAACAAGCCAATTATACTAAGAGACAAGTTCACTGTTAACGGGTCTGACGTTGCTCAAATTGGTTGGGTTGAAGTAGCTACTGAAGATGGAGCTTCTGGATATTTATGGTATCTAAAAGCTGAATCTGAAACTAGATTAAGATTTGAAGATTACATGGAAATGTCTATGGTAGAAGCTGAGAAAAAATCAGGTACTTCTACTGTAACCGTTGATGGATCTGAAGGTTTATTTGCTGCTATTAAAGATAGAGGTCAAGTTTTAGACGGTTTCGCTACCACTGGTACTGGAACAGGTGCTGTTGCTGACTTTGATGCAATACTTAAGCAATTAGACAAAGAAGGTTCTATAGAAGAAAATATGTTATTCTTAAATAGAGGCTTAGCTTTAGATTTTGATGACATGTTAGCTCGAGTAAATGGTGGATATGCTGGATCAGGCGCTAATCTTGGTGCTTCTTTTGGTTTATTTAACAATGAAGCTGAAATGGCATTAAATTTAGGATTTTCAGGTTTTAGAAGAGGTTCTTATGACTTCTACAAAACTGATTGGAAATATCTAAATGATGCAGCTACAAGAGGTGTTATTGACATGAAGTCAAGCATTACCGCTGACGGCACTGTTGAAGGTGTATTAATTCCAGCTGGAACATCTACTGTTTATGATCAAATTTTAGGTCAAAACATTAGACGTCCTTTCTTACATGTAAGATATAGAGCTTCTGAATCTGATGATAGAAGAATGAAGTCTTGGGTTACTGGTTCAGTAGGCGGAGCTTTTACTTCTGG